GGTTCTATGTCCTCCAGCACCACCACCACCTGAAGGGTCTGTACTTGAATTACCTGAACCACCTCCACCTCCTCCAGCAGCAACTAGAAATACTATTTCATATTCAGGTGGACTTACTGCTGGAGCAGTTTCATTAACTCCAGTAATAACTTCCCAACCTTGTGTAGCATCTACATAAACTAATTTAACACCTTGTCGTTCACGTTTTAAAAATCCATCATCATCTGAACCTTTTATTTTTTCAGTAGTAGTAAGAGCAACCTTATTACTATCCCAGGTTCCTGCATAATCTACAAATTCTATTGTATCTCCAACGCTTCCTGCTGGAAGCGTGACTGTACATATATTTGAAGTTGTATTAATTGGATAACCATTTCCTGCAACAGCAGATAAAGTTGCTCCTGTTGTAACAGCTTGCCAGGATGTACCACCAGCGGCATCTTCATAGTTTGCCGCAACACCAGCACCAGAACTTGTTAAAACTTGTCCGTCTGTGCCAAGTTTGGCTATTCTGCTTGAACCTCTAATATTGAGCTTGCTTCCTATTATTCCGCTCATATTGATTTCTACAATGTTTGATCTAAATAAGTGATAAATACGTCAATATCAGCACTGCCACCTGCAATACCATAAAGTACATCTGTTGCTTCTAAAACTATTCTCCCAGTATGTTCGAAAGTTTCATTAGATCCTAATGCTTGTGCCTTATATATATAAGTATCATTGCTACCACCTAATGGATCGACATAAAGATCAAAAGTTTCCGCCGCTGCACCAGTTTCACAAAGTGTAACACCTAATATTGTATAAGTGTGTCCGGATGCCGCAGTTAGTAAAGTGTTTTCAGAATTTGTCATTGCTCTGACACACTTTTCTTTCATTACTTCACTTGCCATGTTTTTCTCCTAATTAAAATCCCATTATAAATGCTTTGCCAGTCGTTGACAAACTTGGATTCCATGCTGTAGCTACCTGTACGTTGCCATCAGCATCTATCACAATCATCTGTTCTTCTGCTACTTTAATGTCTATTTGATTAGCAGTAGACGGACTGATTATATCTGTTTTTAATTCTGTTGCCATTTTTAAAATCCCATTACCAATGCTTTACCTGTAGAAGACACAGATGGGTTCATTGAACCTTCAATAGCTACAACTCCAGTTCCATTTGGAGTTAAAGTAATTGCTTCATTAGCAGCATCTGTAATTGTTATTGTTCCTGATGCTGTACCATTATTTGTACTGAGAATTAAATCTGTTGTACCGCCTGTCGTTACAGTCAAAGTTCCAGCACCACTTGAACGTATAGTTGCCGCTGCTGCCGCATCTCCTACTGTTACTGTATCTGCTTTAAGAACTACATCGCCTGTTCCATGCGGAGTTATATCAATATCTCTGTTTGAAGTTGAAACTATATCATAAGTAACAACATCTAACTCGCCACCTAATTGTGGCGAACTGTCAGCAGCAAGACTAGTAAAGCCTCCTACCTGATCATCACTTCCGTCTAAATAAACTGCTTTTTCTGAAGGTAAAGTACAAAAAACTTCTTTTGAGCCTGCTGAAAAATCTACCGCTGAATCACTGTTGGAACTTTCCAAAACTGTAGTTCGAGTTAATGTTGAACTATCACCATTTAAAGTTCCTAATCCTACTTCCCATTCGTTGGCAGTGTTTAATGAAATGGCATAATAAGTTGTATTACTATTTCCAATTCCAGCAGCGAAGGTTTGAAAACCATCAACCGCTCCTGCAAAAGTCACGGCTCCTGTGCCTGTTGTTGCAGTTGTTTCTCTTACCCTATTATTTAATACTAATGCCATATTATGCTACCTGAATAATTGCGGTTGTTGCTGCATCGGCTGGAAATTGAATTGTAAAATCTCCTGAAGTTGCAACTTTATCTCCACCAAAATCGATAACTAAACAAAGTTTGCTACTGTTAGTAGAATTATAAATAGCCGCGCCTAAGGAAGTTAATGTTACACTAGAAAAAACTTCGTTATCAAAATCTACAGTAGCAGTGTTGCTTCCTGGAACACTCACTCCTTGACCATCTAATGCTTGTCCCCCTGCAGCATATCCCGTGCCCGAAGAACTTACTTCATTGGTCGTACTATAAACAGTTGAAGAAGTTGTATAAGGCGGACCTAAGGTTGTTACATACAAAGCAATCTTAAAGGTATCTCCTCCACTTGCAAAGTTATGAGTGCCTGATAACAATTCTAATTTAAACGCGTCTGGTATAATATTTGCCATATTTTATTCCTAATCTTGTGTTGGTGGTGGCGATTTAAGAGGTGTTCGAATGACTCCATCCATGTATTCGTCCCTGCGTCTTCGACCTTGTTGTTCGATCGCGTACGATTGTAAAGCCTGCTGATACGACTGCTGATAGTACTGTACCAGATTTTGCGGACCTTTCAAGTATCCATATGCTTCTAACAAAGAACCATACAAAAGTAAATCCTGATATTTATTACTTAAATAAGTTGTTGTCGAATCAGAAGCAGTAATAGTCGATGGCTGTTTAATATAGGCCAAAGTAAGTTCATAAGCTACATCAGGCGTAGGGGCCACTAGCCAATAAACAGCATCCCAATTAGCATAATAGACAGGTAATCCTGACGCTGTTGAAGGCGTATTATAATATTCGGTCATATAAGAAGTATCTTTTTTCTCTAAATAAACATTAACCGTTGGACTTACGTTAGTATTAGCAAGTTGAACATAACGAATAATTCTTAAGTCGCTGGGAACCGTGACATACCGATTTCCAGTGGTTAAAGTAGAAGTAGCATAGAATCGGTTATCATCATTATCCGCTTCTCTATAAATTCTGTTTTCTGCGTTTTTAGTAATAGTACTACAAATAGCATCCGTTAAAACGGTATCATCTACTTCCGTGTAGCTTCTAAGATCTGTTTTTAAATTTGCAAATGTATATGCCATTATGGTCTATCTCCTACGGGCCCTGCGAAAGAAGGGAACCCTCCTGCTGTTGTAGCACTTGTCGCTGCCGAAGCCAATACAAAAGTATATTGATTGCTAACGGTCTTGGTTGAAGGTTGACCTGGATAATTAACCGTGATGTTAATCGGTGTAATACTATAAGATCCAAATACTTTATCTAAATCACTATGAGCATTTGCTGTACTTGCTTGGGGAGTTAATCCATAAGTAGGCGCAGAAGATCCTCGAGTTAAACCTGTTAGAGTATGAGTAGACTTACCCGTATATTTAATAACTTCACTGAGAGTAAAAGTATTTTTTCCTGCTCTCGTTTGAGCTGCAGTAGGTTGAGTTTGAACATAGATATATCCTGAACTTGGAAAAGCAGAAGCATCGGTTAAAGTTAAAGATGTGACTGCTGCAGTAATGGCTCCATTCAAAGTAGTTTCTAATTCTAAAGTTGAAATAGCAACTCCTCCCACAGCCTGTTGAACATCTCTAAATCTTACAGCATCTCCACTTGAAAAATTATGACTAGGTTGAGTTACTGTAACCGTGGTACTCACCGTCGTTGTAAAAGGATTGTTAGGTAAAATAACTGGAGTAGGAAAAGCTGTTCGAGCAGGTCGCACCTTACTCAAAGATATAGAATCAGCACTTAAAGTTTTAGGTCTGAGTTGAGGTTGTTTAGGTTCGTATTCAGACACATGAACAAAAGCTCCTGTCCATTCCGTTACCATTTCTCTCCAGGGAAATTGTAAACCTGAACGGTCTGAGATGGCTAGTGCATGTTTTCCTGTTGCATACTTTGGCATTAGATATTTGGATAGTACGCTTTAGGTGTTATATAAGTACTAGACGCTGATCCGTCCTCCTGTAAAGCTCTTGCTAATTCATCTTCGTATAATAATTTAAAGGGTTGTGTTTTATCCATTCTAAATTTTTGCGATAAATAATAAGCTAAGCCTGCCACCATAGGTGGAATAAAACGATAAGGAACATCGGTAGCATTGGAATAAGTTCCTGCATCCTGAATTCTTTTAACAAAAAAGATATGTAAATTTTTAGCTGCGTTACTCGCATCTGCAGTGGGATAAATAGTCATCGTCACTCGATCTATAAAACGTTGAACCCAGAAATTACTAGGAGTGCCTTCTGATTCTTTATTTGCATATCCT